CAAGGTCAGCAATCTTCTTGCTATTCTTCAGTGCAGCAGTTGCATGAGTTGTTCCCTTAGTAACTGTAGCCCAGTTAACATCAACGCCACCAGAGATAATCCTAGAAGCAGTAACATTGAATTTGAGCAGTTCAAATGCTTCCTTTCCAAGAGTCCAAGGCTGGTCAGCGGCCTCAATAACAAGACCTACAAGAGTGCCATAAGCAACAACAGTGGCAGGGTCATCACTGGCCTCAACCTTCCAAGCATTTGTACCAATAGTCAGAGAAGAACCAGCGGTCTGGGTGGTTACATATACATTGATAAGAGGATTGTAAGCAGCCTTGGTTGCATTCTTTGCAAGATTAATTGCAAGACCAGCAATGATGTTCTTTGCTTCATCATCACTCTTGGACATATAGTCAGCGAAGATAAATCCCTTATCTTCCTCTCCAAGAGAGCCAAATGAATCAATGATGACCTTCAGAATGTAGTGCTGATTAGCAGCTACAGTATTAATGGCAATATAAGAGCTGTCAAGGTACTGCTCCATAGAAGAGGCTTTGACTGCCTTTGCATAAACAATATTATCAGTATTGATAATATCACTTCTTACAACACCGTCATTACCTACATACTTAAGAACAATATCCTTATCTCCTGCAGCAGATGCAGCGATGTCACCAACAGTATCAAGGTTGGTGTCTACGGCTTTAGCAACATAAAGATGCCTAGCTTGATTTGTACTAAAAGTAGCCATAAATTAAAATTAAATTATTTAGTTATTTTATTGTGCGTTTTTATAAGCAGCAGCAGCTAGATTGACAGCTAATTCCAAAATGACTCTGTGTAATCCTTCTGGGAACTTGCATTCAGTTTCTACGGATTCTCCATTAATTGTCAGACCATCTTCAAGGTCTGCAAGAATAATTGGAGAAATATACTCTACATATCTAACTGTATACTCTGCAATTTTATATTTTGAAATCAATTCAACTTGATTATTCTCTATATCTAGCCTGAGTGCCCTTCTTAAGTTTGGTCTTCTGAAGGGGTTCTTCAAGGCTCTGTGTAAATCATCCTGTGTAATTGGAACTACGCTTACTTGTTTTCCAGCAGCACAACTATCTTCATCAGTACTATACTTAGCGTGCTCATATGTAATGAACCACAACTTGTCAGGTAATGTAAAGATTGTTGAGTCCTCTCCAAGAGCAACATCTTCAATGTCTTCCTCAGGAGTAAGTCTTACTGTTCTAACAAGTGTTCCAAGATACCTCCTTAATTCCTCTGTCTTCTCAAAAGAATCCAAGAACTCATTCTTACCATTGTAGTTAGCTCGTGCTAACTGCTCTTCAGCAAGAGTTAGAAATACAGACTTTTCGTATACATCTAAACCAGGAGCTTGGTTTGAGAGGATATTATTATAGAGAATATCAAATTCGTACTCAAGTTCTTGATTTGACATTTTAATCTTTTACTTTAGCTTGGATAGCAAAGAGCATATTCTGATGCTTAGGAGAGTTCAAATACTTCGCAGCATTTGAAAGACTGGCTTCCTCATTAGCCTCACACAGAGGAGTATTGTCTTCCCTAAGATAGTAGTGATTGTCTCTATTAGCAATTACTCCAGCATCAACAGCCTTCTTAATGAGCACCTTAGTATTCAGATAAGGGTCTGTTATAACCTTAAGGAATAACTTGCTATTTGCCTGAATCAGGTTGTTAATCTTGCCCTGCAGGAACTCAATCTTAGTTGTAGCAGCTGTAGGTCTACCATCAATAGTTTCAATAATAACTCTGAGAGTGTCTAAATCATTCTCAATCTTGCCATACTCCTTGTAGCACTTCATAATGGTGCTAGTATTATCCTTAGCCTGTCTGCTTTCATCACCTTCAGCTATAATTACAAACTGGTAAGTAGCCTTGGGTTCATCCTGTAAAGCCTGAAGTGACGGGGCTATAAGATTTTTGTTGGCAAGTAATACCTTATATCTGATATAGTCATTGGGGTCAGACAAATCAAGGTAGTTGTCCTGCTTGGTAAGCCTTACTGAAATGTTCTTCCAGAAGTTGTTTACTTTCCTTGTAGAATTAAGGGCTCCATATTCAAGGCCCATAATATCCTCAAGAAAACTCTTCTCTTCATTTGTAAGAACATTAACATAAGAGCCAGACCTTAACCTAGGAACCACAAAGGTTCTTGTTGCAGTCTCTGCCATACCACCATAGAGGACATGCTTAGGATTGGTAATCATTCCTCCCTCCTTGGGAATATGCCTGACAATAACTCTCTCATTTCTAAGGATATTTACTTTAGGAGTATCCTCAGTCTTTCTCTCCTTGCTTTCATTCTGTACTCTTTCCTTGGCTTCAATAGGTACTTCAACCATAGGGATTGAAGTATTATCGAGGTCAAGATTTACTCCAGAATAATCTACTGTTTCTTCCATTTTTTTACTCATACTTCTCCTATTTATTTTAAAAGGGAGGAGGATTTCTCACTCCTCCCTATGTTATTAATTATCCCTCAAGAATTGCAGGAATCAGTGACATTGTTCTAGAAGGGTCCAATACACAAACTCCGAGAGTAGCCATTCTGTGGATAACTGCAGAATCCTCATCAAAGCTCATATAAGGATTGTTCTTCTGTCCAGTGAAAGGATTTCTAAGACCCCACTGATATCCTCTGTACTCTTCATCGCCTCTTACCTTGCACTTGAAGATATTCGGTTGGTCCATAGTACCAATGTAGAGGATGTCATATCTGTAGGACTCAGCAACTCCTCCATCAGGATGAGGAATCTTATTCCTTACAGGGTCATCGTAGAACGGGTCAACATCAATCTTAACTCTTACTCCATTAGGAGCCATATACTCAACAAACTGGAAGCCAGCCTTGAGTGCATTGCTGTGGAGAGGAGAAGATGTTTTGTCAATAACCTTAATAGAACTGTTGTCAATCTCAAACTGAGTCCATCCAGAAATCTCATTCAGGACAGCCTTGTGGAACTGAGCAGCTCCTCTTTCACCAGTCTTAATGATGAAATATCTGTCACCAAAGTCAAGCTTGGCAGCTGAGAGCTCATAAAGAGCATCCTCAAGAAGTTTCAGAGAGAAGTCGCTGTAATAAGTAGTATTAGCAACTTCCATTTGCTCTCTAAGACCAGCACCCATCTTGATGACATTACCAGACTTACCGAAGTTCAGGTATTCTCCAGAAGCAGTTCTGTTGCTTCTACCATACATAAGGATGTTGTTCTTGTAGTCAGACCATTGGCACTCAAGCTCCCAGTCAACAACATGCATCCACATATCCTTAACAGTGTGGGTAAGTCCACCATTTGGAGTAGCCTCAGTAACAGGAACACCGATAGCAAGCTTCTTGTTCAGCATTGAACCAGGAACCTTGTGCTGAATTCTAATAGTAGAGAACTCATTTCTCATAGAGATAGGAGATGAGAATCTTACATCACCAACCTTCCTAGAGAGTTCCTTCTCTACAGGAGCATACTCAACAGAGAATCTCTTACCAGCAACAAGCTCAGAAGCAGGCATACCAGTAACATTGCTTCCCATAAGCTCTACCTTGTAAACAGCATTGGTGCCTTCCATTCTGGGGTCACCGAGGATTCTAAGAGGATAAACCTCATTCATCTCACCAGCGATTACCTCACCATCAGCAAACCAATCCTCTGCAAATACAACATAGAAGGGCTCCGTGTTAACACCAGCAAGACCTGAACTGATAACCTCACCTGAAGCACTTCTAGCCTCAACCAGAGGGATGTTCCTTCTAGAGGAACCTACAACTTCCCATGTATACTCATCATCAGTATCAAACTCCTTGGTAGGGAACTGACTCAGGAAGGTGTCAAGAGTCTTACCTCTATAGTAAGCAAGCAGCTGCACCATAAGGGTAGATGCCTTCTGAGGAGCTAACTGAAAAATGGAACCAAGGTGGTTCTCTTTGGTCAAGCCTTTCCAGTGGTTAAAGCCGACCATTTGGAATTTATTTAACTTTCCAGCCATAAATTTGTGAATTAATTATAATTGAACTTGTGAATTTCTATACATCCAGGTCCCATTTTCCTGGAGAAGCTTCAGGGTCATCGCCTACACCTGTCACAAATTTCAAACTTCCATCTGAGTTTCTTGAGGTGTTGTTAAGCGTATGTTCCAGCTCTCTGAGACCTTTCTTAACTTCCTTTTTAACCTTGTTTTTAACTAGGCCATCAAGGTTCTTAAAGCCATCAGTAAGGGTAAATATAAGTCCTACATTCTTAAGGAATTCTACCTTATTGTCCATCTCATACTTTTGAAGAGCAGTGTAGAGTTCATTGGTTTCTTTATCTCTATAGATAGGCTTACTAATGTTGTCAAAAATCTTCTGTCTTGTAGCCTTATCCAACTGTAACTCTCCAAATACCTGCTTATCTTCAAGTATGGATTTCTTTAAAGTTTCAGCCTGTTTCTTTCTCTCCTTTTCTTCATTCTCCCTTTCTGCCCTAGCATCATCAATTACTTTCTGATAGCCTTTCTTGAAGAAATCTTTGTTGCCAGCAAGAGCTCTTTTGGCTCTCTTTATATCACTGCCATTTTCAAAGATTTCTGATAACTCTTCTTGAGCATCCTCTTTACTGTAACCCCTGTTAATAAGGTCCTGATAAATCAACTGCTTTCTTAAGTTCTCAGCCTGGTCAGATTCTTCTGTAAGGCTTTCTTCAGTAATGGAATCCAAATAGGCAATGGTGTTTTCATATTGTCTTACAATATTATCCTCAACCCCATTGTTAAGAGCCTCATCAATTCTCTTTTGCTTCTCATCAAATCTAGCTTGAATTTGACTTTCAATTGCTCTGGCTAAATCTTCAGGCTCTTTAATCCCATCAGCAGTATCATCATCAAGGTCAGGGAGGACACCTTCTTCCTTCAAGGCTTTGGCAATGGAAGAGTAGAAGTTGTTATTAGTAGGAGAAGAACCAGGTTCCTTTGTAGAAGTAGTGTCCTCACCCTCTTGATGCTCTTCACTACCTACGCTCTCTGGAGTCTCCTCAAACAAACCTTCGATGTTTAACTCCTCAGTAGTTTCGTTATTTTGTTCCTCTTTTTTATCAGGAGAGGTTTCCTGTGTAGTTTCTGTTAAATCCTCTGAGAACAGGTTCTCTACCTCTGCTTCAGACAGAATGTTATTAATGCTTAATCCTTCCATAATATTTCTCCTATAAATATTCGTGGTGCAAATATAAATTAAAGTCAGAAAATCTGCAATATCCTAAATAAATTTGTTATTGTACTATAAGAGAAATTATAAAAAATAATAGGGAAGTTAGACTTCCCTATTAGTTAAATTACAAGATGTTTTCTGCAACTATCACACAGTAACTTCTGTGCTTCCTTGAACATACATTTGCCTATTTCTCCTGTAAGGTATTGATACTCTTCACCGTAAGGGTTTATTCCCAATGCCCTACTTATATGTGTGGCTAGGTGACCCTTCTCGTGGTCATAGGTATTTTGAAATTCTGAAGCATCTGTTGTTACTCCTATTAATATTAGTGACTCTCTTTTATCTACATTTGTG